CCTGCTGTTCAATCCATGCGACACGCTCGGCCATTTCTTGTTCTGTAAACTCTCGCCGTGTCACTTCGCCCGTAATAGCGTCGATCTCCACAACTTCTTCAACAGTTCCATTATCCGGTGTGTTTGTCATGCCTGCCCGTACCCGTAAATGTTGATTGTTCCACTAAATGACGCAGCCGCTCCTAAAATGAAACTAATCCCCGTGTATGCGTCGGTCGTCGCTACTGCGCCGCGTGAGGTTCGTAGCGTGTAGTTAACCACGTTTTGTTGATAGGTCACAAATGTGCCGCCAACTGCCGTTACTGCGGCAAGGTTCGGATTCATAATGTCAAATGAGGCGCTCGAAAGTCCTACACTCGAAATCGTTGCCACTTCCAAAAGCGTTTGACCACTAGCACCGCCGTTGAACGGAGTTGCTCCAAAGTGACCGTATTGGGAAAACGCATAAACCGCGCGTGTGTCGTCCGAAGTAGTCCGGAAACGAAGATTTACCGTAGGAGAGCCGCCGCTACTTTCACCAAAATTTGCGATGTTGACGTGATAGTTGCGAAAAGTCGACGAAAAGACGTTGTTGATCGTGTACGTCGTGCCGCTCATGGAGCCTTCGAATACTCGCACTAGGCCGGCAGCCACGTTGAGGTCGGCGGCGGTCAGCACCTCGCCTGAGGACCACGGATACGTCATGCCATCACCCTAGCCTGTTCTGGTCGAGGACTCCGAGAACATCAGAGTCAAGCGTGAACGACGAAAAATCAACCAACGGGTTCAACTCAAGTTCAACTGCTACAAAACCGGGGCGCCCCCTGAAACGTCTGCCAACCAAAAGACACTCGGCGGTGATCTCCGAACCACCCGTAGGGGTGTACGTCACCTCGCACGGTTGCCACAACCCGTAACGAACATCGAACAGTTCTGCCAACTTCACTTCGGACCCCTTGAAACCATGTGCCTGAATGACAGCGGTGGAGAAACTGATTGACCGAGGAACGAAACGATGAACGCTGTACCGGTTCGACCATGAACCAGCGGCATGACCTGCGTCGATAGTTGTACGGTTGACAGTGCTACTCGCAGAGATTGCACGCATCCCGTAAGACGCAACGCTCTCAGCATTAGAAGCTGTCGCAGTGACACCACCAACTGAACCGCTCGCAATCTGCGCATAGTTGAACAAGTCGTCATCGGAATAGTTGACAGTGATTTCATCAAACACGATTACATCCGAGGTAACAGCAGGATCGCCCGGACCTTCGTCGAACTCAAACAGGATGCGGTTATCTTCGTCTCGCAACAGCCCCCGGTCAATGCAGTAAATCGTGTACTCAACTGTTGTGCTGTTCACTTGTCTGATGCCTGCCCAAGCAACAGATGGGCCAGCCGGTAAAACATTGTTTGATATGACATCAAGGACAGTACCCGAAATGAGCGATGTCATCGAGTAGTCGCCGTCAGGGCCTTTCGAGTCATCAAGGCGTTCTACAACCAGTTCGGCTTCGGTTACGCCACTGTAAATAAGCGGAAACGGTTGGAACGTGTCGATAGTGTCGCCCAGTTTTTCCAACATGGCATCAACCGGCCCGGTGGCAGGAACCGATATCGTCACTGCATCGGGTGGTAAACCTCCGGCGACTGAAATCCCGTCGAACGCAGTGATGACCACCCTGCTGTTTGTGCCATCGTCCACAGACGAAAACTCTTGCACTACACCATCAAACACAATCGCTTGCTCGGTGCTAACCGACCCGCTGAACGTCGCAAAGATTTTGATACCAACACTGAACCAATCAACGGCCGAATAGTCGCCAGTGCCGCCACCCTCCGCAGGTGTCAAGCCACCGTCATCGTTGTTCAGTTCAACGCTCGCCACCATTGAAGTCATGCGGCCCAACTCAACGTTTTGACGAACGTCTAACCCGAGAACTCTGCTAGTTACGTCAACCAAACTAACTGAGACGCCCTGAAGGTTGACATCCCATGTCGTCTGTATCACGACCGGACCGCACCAGACACTGGGATGTTCACGCCACCGGTACGACGGGAATACTTCTCAATGCTTCGCACAACGTCAGCGCCATTCGACCCGACCGGCATGTTGACCTGCACGCTAATCCCAGTGCTACTTCTTCCCGTTGGGATCGGTGTTCCAAGCGCGTCACGTAATGCCGGGTCCATATTGCGTATGGCTTCGTAAAACGGGTCAAGGCTTGTGAACTGTCCCTGATCAAACGACGCAAACCGTTGACCCGAGAACGACGACCAGTTTTCCTTGATTGACAGAATGAGCAGGTCGAGGCGCTCAAAATCGTTGAGGTCCAACGCTAACTGAAACTCTTGGGCCACGGCCGAACTGAAACCGCCAACCTGTTGTTCGAGGGCGAACACTTCAAGTTTGGCGTCACGTAGTGCGCCCTCGAACTCGTCGGTACCTAGTTTGTCTTGCAGCTCGTCGATGGTGGCTTTGAAAGCGTCGGCGGCGTCCTCACGTTTCAACGTGTTGTAGAGGCCTTGTAGTTCTAGGTCCACCATGTCAACAACGCCACGCATGTTGTCGAGGCGTTGGGTCACCGGGTCGATCTCGTATCGTGCCACATCGGACATTTTGCGGCCGGTTTTCTCGAACTGGTTTGTGAAGCGGGCCAGTTCGCCTTCGGCTGAACCGACCACTTCGGCCACTTCTTCCATCGCTGGGATAGCGGCTGCGGCGCCATCCTCGGCGGCGTCGCCCATGTCTAGAAAGTCTTTGTTGATCTCGGGGATGTCATCGACTAGCGGCAGTTTGTTCCAAGCCCTGATCAACAGGTTGATGGCGTCGATGACGTTGCCGATGACCCACTTGACAACATCCCACCATGTTCGGAAGTACCAAGTCAGAGCGTCAACGGCTTTGCCGAATATGTCGAACTTCTTTTGGAGGATGACGAACACGCCGATGAGGGCGGTGAAGATCACAAGGCCGCTGGCAACCTGTAGCACGGTGAACGAGGTGGCTAGCACGCCGTTGATGGCGGCCGTCAGTCCGGAGATGATTGACCAAGCCTTCATGGCGATGTTGGCGGCCACGATGGCGGCGGCGAAGGTGCCGACGGCCGCACCGATACCAATGATCAGGTCTGTGTTATTGCCGACCCATGTCGCCATGGTCTCAAGTTTGGGTAGCAACGCTTCGATGATGGGGAGCAGGGCGTAGCCGATCGCTTCGGAAGCGTTCGCCATCTGAATCTGCATGAGTTCCATGCGGCCTGCCACCGTTTCGGTTGAAGCGGCGGCGGCCCCACCGAACGTTTCGGCCAACTGGGCCATCACTTCTTCAGCAGAGGCGCCAGATTCCACCATCGTGGTCAGCGACTTGTCTAGTTCTTTGAGTGGCCCCACTTCGCCTTGGAAACCTTCGGTGAGGTTCTCGGTGACGCCTTCTAGGTCTTTGCCTGTGGCGGCCGAAATGTCCAACGCCAACGCCATAAGGTCTTGGGCTTCAGTGATGTCCCCGGTGGCTCGCACAAGGTTCTCGAACGCTGGGCGTAGTTCACTATCGGACACGCCCACGGCTAGTTCGGTGGCGGCTATGTAGTCGTTGACGCTTGCTATCTGATCATCTGTGGCTTTGGTCGTGGCCCGGATCTGTCGCTCTAGGTCGGCTTGTTGTGCGGCGTCCTCGACGGCGGCTTTTACGCTGGCCCCGGCGGCGACGGTGAGCGCTCCAAGGGCAGCGGCGGCCGGTAGGAACGCCTTCTCAAGGGCAAAGCCGACCTTTTGGCCTGTGGTTTCAAGTTTCTTGAACTCTTTGATGGCCTTGTCAATGCCTTGAGGCTTGAACTCGGAAACTAACGGAATACGTGCCATCAGATCTTTTCCACTCGTGTCTCGAAGTCGGCTAGGAACTTGTCGATGGTTCGTTGGGCCACGCTGTAGATCAGGTCAAAGTTGTTGTGGACGGCAGGCCACAAATATCGCGACGAGTTCGCCGGGTAGTTGCCGTGTTTCCCAGCGAGGTTGTCTAGGAACACTTCGCCTTTGTCGCCTGACGGGTTCGGGTTGCGGCCAGCGTTCTCATAGATTGCTCCGGCCGGGTCACGTTGGATGATCTCGAGTAGGTCGATCCGGTTGCGTCCTTTGGGTGCCCCAAGGTTCGTTTTGGCTTGGATGCCGCTGTAGGCCTTTTTTGTCCATGTTCGGCTACCGCCTGATTGGCGTGCCAGATTCCACGTGCCCCAGTTGCCGAGCGGTGAAGGTGTGGGTAGCAACGTCCGGGCTTCGGCAATGATCGGGTTTGCCACGGCTTTCATGGCTTTCGGGAACTCTTTGGCAAACTCGGGTTGGATCTTGCGTAGTTCCCTAACCACCTCGGCCAAGCCGTCAACATCGAGGTGAACACGAACGCTTGACTGCGCTGTTCCTGTCGATGTGCTAACGGCCATGGTGCCGGTTCCGTTCTTCTAGTACGTCTGACACGGTGATCAGGTCACGCGTATCAAACTCGATTGTCGGAGGCCACCAGCCGGTGACAACTAGCAGTTCGGCTAGTCGTCGTCGGACGGTGCCTCGATGGTAGGGCGGGCCTGTTCCTGCTCAACGACTTCCACTTTGCGGATGCGCTTAGTGATGAAGTCATCGAACACGGCTGGGACAGTTAGCCCAGCGGCCCGGCTCGCTTCGTATGCCAGAAACGCCAAGTCCTCCATGCCGATCCCTTTGCCGAGGTCCGACGCTTTTGACTTGAACTTTCGTTCCCATGCAACGATGACCCCTAGGTCCGTTTCTACTTCGTAGGGGTCACCGTCGCCTTTGGGTGTGATCTTGAGTCGCAGTTCCATGAGGTCAGCCTAATCGGGTCAGGCAACGGCCCGGGTGAGGGCGCCGCCCCGAACGGTGACATCGACGGTTTGCAGGGCGCCGAGTGAGCCGTTGATCGGGGTGTAGGACTCGAGGTAGCAGCCGGTGAGTGTGTACACCGGGTTGTCGGCGGCTGGGGTGGCGGACGATGCGCCGATGATCACGTTGAACGTGGTGCCGATCAGACCTTGGAGGATGTCCTCCACTTCGCTGGCCCCGTAGGACAGCATCATGGTCACGCTGATCTCGTTGTTTTGTAGACCGGCGGTGTAGGTGCGTGCCGAATCGGCGAACGTGGTGGCTTCGAGCGCTTCGATGGTGCTGGTGACGGTGGCCGAGGTTGACTGATCTGTCAAGTCGTTTGCGTCAATGCTGACGTAGGGCTGGGACAGGGTTGTTACGGTTGCCATGGCGGCTAGCTCCTTGTTGCTGAAACTCTGACGGTGAGGTCAAAGGCTGGGATGTTTTGATCTCCGATGAGCGCTACCGATGGGCGGCAGTCGGTCACGGCGAGCGTGGTTAGTTGTTGGATCGTGTCGGCGGTGGTTAGCAGATAGTCGGCGGCGTCCTGATTCCCCGGGGGTGCGGACAGGATGCGGCACACGATGGTGACGTCAATGATGTTGCTGTTGAACCCTGACGCTGTGGGCAGCTCCACGAACACCGATAAGGGTCGGGCGTTGCGTGGGTCGGTGACGACGGCCAGACCGGCGTTAGCGAGCGCCGTGGTCACGTTGCTGTAGGCGGCTGCGAACAGTCCTGTAGCGGCCATGTCAACCTACCTGTGGGCGGCCGACGCCTAACAGTTGCATGATGCGTCCCATCGACCCGAACGGTTGGGCGGTGCCCAACTGGTCGAACGATGCGAACGAGTCCACCGAGCCACGTTCCCGATACAAGGTGCCTGCGTACAGTACGGCGCCTTCTTTGACGGCGGCGTTAGGTGCCGTGTTCAATGCGTCGAAGTATCCGGCCTCAATGCGACGCCGAGAACAAAACGCATTAGAAGCAGCAGCGCACCGGGTCATCCATGCGGTGTCGTTCGCTGTGGCCGCTGCGATCCCCAAGTATTCGGCAACGTCGTCAACGTCGATCCATGTGCAGGTTGGGGTGTATTGAAGGGTGCCGCTGTCGCTGTCGCGTGCAATGTTGTCACCGGCGTCTTGGAAGATGACCTGATTGGGCCGGTAGACGTCGGTGTCGAACACTAGGTCGCCTTCGGCGGTCACCTCGATCAGTTCATATTCGGTGAGGCTCCACACGACATGGTTGCCGTTCAGATGGGTTTGTGCCAGTCCGCTGATGTTGATGTCTGAGCCGACGATCAGCCCGGTGAAGTCCTCCAGAGTCTGCACCACGCCAAAACCGTCAACACGAGCACTATGAGTGATTGTGTATGAGGCCATGGCGTGGTGCAATTCTCCGGGAGGTGCTAGGTGCTAGATCAGGTGATTGAAACGAACTTGGTGGGGTCGATCATCAGCGTGGCGAAGTAGCCGCGCCATGCGATCGTCCGTGACAGGTTCGACGGGACATCGACGCTGATGGCGCCCTTCTGCTGCTCGAAGATCTCGAACCCGGACGGGTCACCGATGATCACGGTGTCAGCGGCGAAGTTGCGGTCAACGACGACGGTGAGGCCGAAGGCGTTGCCGCCACCAGCGACCGGGCTGACAGCGCCGAAGGCGTTGAGGGGCCCGGCCTGTGGGAACAGGGGACGGCCGGTGGAGTCAACCAGTTGGCCGAGTGCCGCCCACATGTTCGGGGCCAAGAACAGGTGCGTGGCGTAGCCACCGTTCGAGTTCGTCAGGATCGTTGATGCCGCTGCGTAGATGTCGCTGACCCATTCCGACGCCGACGTTGGATCGGTCAAGACCTGTGTTTGGGTTTGACCGGCGAGGAGGGCGTCGGCGGCCACGTTGTCGGTCGCGTTTGCATAGATGCGGCCCATGTCGTCAAGGACAAGGCTGAGGACGGCAGGGTCAGTCCAATCGAGGTCTTGTTCGGAGATCTGAACGTAGCCGCCGTACGTGCCCTTCGTGACCTGATTGGAGGACACGACGAACGTCCCGGCCTGCAAGGTGTCGAACTCCGCTGACTGCACGGCCATCGAAGTGTGCGTGGTCACCTCGGGACGAATGAAGATCTTGCCGCCACCGGGCATCGCCTTCGCACCGATCGCGTCGATCACGGGGCGACGGCCCACGAAGTTGTTGTAAACGGGGCCGACGATTGGCGTCGGGAGGATGCCGGGGGTGTCGGTCGTGCCAACCTCAGGGGCGGCGGCCCGAACCTGTTCGTTCATGTTGAACCATGTGTCACCACCAGAAAGGGCGGCGGCGATCCATTCGGTGGCTGACGGGAGGCGTGCCTCACGCTTCGCGGCTGCGTAGATAGGTGCGGTAGGGACCACCTCGGGGGCGGCTTCAATGGGTGCGGATTCGGTCATTTCGGTGTCCTCCTCGGACGGTTCTGGGTTGGGGGTGTCGGGTGTCTCCTCCTCCGGGACGGAGGCGGCGATCTCGGTAATCTTGGCGGCGGCGAACGCTGGCTCAAACACAATGCTCAGTTCTGACCAGTTCGCTGCCTTGACGACGGTGGTGCGGCCGTCCTGTTCAACATCGATCGGTTCAATGCCGATGCTCACGCTGTCGTAGGCGCCCATCTTCAACAGTTCCACAATGTCGTTACCTGCTGTGGTTCGGGCGATCTCGGCGGTGAACAACATGCCGTCGGCGGTGTCCTCTCGGGCCGTCACCATGCCGATCACTTTGCTGTTGTCATGTTCGGCAAGCAACCGGGG